TCACGGAATTTTATTATGTCCCCCGGCAAAAAACCTCCCGCCTCAGAACGCTGAATCACACTCTCATACACAAAATCAAATTTCTTACCCATATTATTATTTAGCTATATACAGACTATTTACCCATTTCCTCCAATCTTTTTATTCTATTATTCTTTCTAGCTTGTAACATTTTAATTTTTTGTTCATCTGAGATTCCTCTATTTTTAGCGGATATTCTCATTTTTTCTTTAGATTCCTCCGACATTTTCTTACCTTTTTGAGATTCTCCTATTTTTCTTTTATGTTCTTCCGAATGTTTCCTCCCCATCATTTTTTGTCTATGCTCTTCTGTCCATTTTTTACCCAAACGGGCTTTTCTCGCCTTTTCAGCATGTTCGGGCGATAATTTTCTACCCCTAAGCTTATTTTTCATTTCTTCTGAACGCTTTTTACCAATATTAGCTTGTCTCAATTTTTCTATGGTTTCTGGTGATTTAACTCTTCCAGTGTGTAATATTCTCAATTTTTCTTTTGTTTCATCAGAATGTTTCTTACCTATATTAGCTTGTCGAACCTTTTCTTTATGTTCTTCTGTTAATTTTTTACCTAATTGAGCTTGTCTCATTTTTTCTTTAGTTTCTTCTGAAAACGTTCTACCCAATAATGATTGTCTAATACTTTCTTTATGTTCTTCACTTAAAGGTTTACCACCAGTATCCGTTGAATACTCACATAGATTATATCCTTTATCATGATTAGTGGATTCAAATAATTTAATGTAATGTGATTCCCTATCAAGTAACCGATTATTATCATCAACACCATTAAAATTGTCAAAAATTTCTAAAATCTCAACTGAGAAATTTTCCCAACCATGTTTTGTTATAGCATTCTGTAAGCGATATTTATTAGTGGTAAATTTACCACAATTTTTATGTCTATTAAGTCTTTTATATAAGTTAGTAGCTTTGCCGATATACACCTTTCCATTGTTATTACAAATTAATTTATAGATTCCTGCCAATTCTGGGTATTCTCTCACTCTCATGTATATATTTAGTCATAACATCAATTTTATCTATCCACCAACCACATTACCCCTTATTACTAATTCACACCTTATCATAAAACACAAATTTAGTCATTTACTCTAAATATTAACATGAACTTTGATGATTTGTATAATTTAGTGGTGGAAGCAAAGGGGACGAAGCCCGGAGAGCGGTTTTTTAGAGCTTCTGAAATGGAAGGACCATCTGGTATAGCATCATCTCCTATTGGTAAAAGTAATTATAATCCAGAAATATTCAAACCAGAACAAAAAGACCCCGCCGATAAAGGTATGACAGATCAAGCCAATGTTATCAAGCTTTTAGGTAAATCTTTTCAACTTCTCAAGAATGATGATGTGTTTGCAGACCAAATGAAAGGTATTATGAAAGGATTTGAGAAAAATCGTCGTCAAATCTCCGCATATCAGGAAAGTGTGCTTAAAACCAAACCAAAACACATTGACAATCTTTGGGGAAAGATCAACAATCTTGCCACTATTATAAACAATCCAAAAAATAAAACTGAAAAGGATATCGAGGATTTTAAGAAAGATTTAGTAAAATTTAAGGCTATTCGTGATGAAGCACAATCTGAATTAGATGATGTTTACGAATCCATTGAAAATGTTTCTCAAGAAAACGAGGAAATTAACGATAGCTATCTGGAACAGATGCTTGCAGTGATTCGTGATACTGCCAAAAGACTTTATAAGAAGCAAGCCGAAGAAATCCTGACAACTCCTGAAGAATCTCCGAAAAGAACGATACCTCTTCATGAATTGGATATTAATATGATTGAGAAAGAAGTTGCCAAGGATGCTCAGACACAACTTCAACTTTTGGAAATGTTATTTTCGGATAATTCTGATATGAATCCTTTGGGTTTGTTCCTTGATATGCAGAAGCAGAATTATGATGAATATAAAAATAACTTCTTTGAAGCTAAAAGAGGGGATAATTACAGTATTTCCATCGAACAACTTTACAGAAGCTTGCCCCTGTTTAAAATGATTTCTTATTTTTATAATGTGATCATGAAAAGTCCTGCCATCTCCCTTAACATGAAACAAGCCAAACGTGCAAAGACTCTTGGGGGAGGAGATGACATGATTCAACGTTTGGAAGGCGTTAAAAATGAGAAAGAATGGGAAGAAATTCGTCCTGATCTACTCACATATCTTAAAAAACAAAAAATCGACAAAGATCGTAAGAAAATGCTCACTGATCTAGCCAAAGGAAGATTCCAAGCCATCCGTGGTAGAGCCAATGCTGCAATCAAGCTCGTCACAGCCCTCAAAGCGGCAGCTATCACCGAATCCTTCGATGAATTGGCAAATGCTTATGCAACATCCTTTGATATGGATATCAATGATTTCATGATTGATCTTCAGGAAGTTAAGATTTACATGGAGGAGACTACCAAAAAAAGATTCAAAAAAGTCGTAACAAATAAAAAAACAGGCAGAAAAAAAACCGTTCGATATGGACAAGCTGGAAAAGCCAAGGATGGTGGTGATAGGATACGTCCCGGAACTGATAAAGGATCAAGTTATTGCGCTAGAAGTTATGGCATTAAAAAAGGATTACCGGAAAAACAACAGAATGATCCGAACACACCCAATAATTTAAGTAGAAAAAAATGGAAATGTGTTGGAAAAACGAGTAAAAAATGATGAATTCTGGTGTATATAAAATAACATGCGATACGAATGACCATTACTATTATGGTGGTAGTATTAATATAAAATCACGATTTCAAAATCATATAAACAAATTACGAACACAGAAACATAGAAATAAAAGATTGCAGAGAATTTATAACAAATATGGAGAAAATTCTTTGGTTTTTGAAATTGTTGAGTATTGTGATATTGGCGTGGTATTAGAGTGTGAACAAAAATATATAAACGAACATTTTGAAAACCCTGATTGTATTAATTTTTGTAAACATGCAAAAGCACCTATGGCTGGTCTTACTTTTTCCGATGATCATAAACGAAAAATATCTGAATCACAAATAAGAAATAAATACATCTTCCATTATTCAAATGGTGATATTAAGATGTTTAATAGTTTGAAAAATGTTGGCGATTTTTTCAACATCAAACCATCAATAGTATCAAAATGGTTTAAACGTAATAATTTAGGTAGATGTCACGGAATTTTACCTAAACTTGGTGTAATAAAAGCAGAAAAAATGGGAGATGAAAATATAGTATTATATCCATGGGAATATAAAAGCAAATCCACCAAATAATGAACATCAAAATCAAATCACTTCAAGCATCCAAGATTGATGAGGCATCCCTGAAAAATAACTATCTCTACAAGGATGTGTCATTTGATCTGGAACCTTCGTATTCTTTCAACAACCAACTCAATCGTAAGGAGCAATTGAAGGATATTCAGGCTATTTTTGATGTGGAAGCCATCAAGACAAGCATTTCCAACGCATTCCTCACATCTCCCGGTCAAAAGATACTCAATCCAACTTTTGGTATTGATCTAAGACGCTATCTGTTTGAACCCGTGGATGAGTTCACAGCAGAAGACATTCAAGATGACATTGAAAGGAAATTACCTCGTTCGGAACCACGCATTGTTGTGAAAAACGTGAGTGTTGTGGGTAATGAGGATGAACAGGAGTATGATGTGTCCCTGCAAATCGATGTTCCATCTCTGGGTGTCAAGGGACTTTCCCTGAAATCAAAGTTGAATTCCACGGGTTATTCGATCATTTAAAAGAGACTTGACATTAGCTTTTGATATTGTTTATTAAATTGAAATGATTCGCTGACACTATTAGTCAATCCCAATTCTTGAAATGTTTTACATAAATTGGGTTCAACGTTTTGTTTAATCCATTTAATATAATCTGGAACCATTTTAAGATATTCCATGCCAAGTGCTGGGTCGTCAAATTCAACATTTGTTATTCTCTGGCTTATTTGTAATTTTTGATTGTAGATAACAGCCATTTCCAACTCAAAATCTAAATCACCACCGCTGAATATGTCATATATTTGTTCATAAACATCTTCTGGAAATTCTTCAATATTTGATACGCCACAATTTGATACATCAATTGTGAAATCAATATTAATATTAAAAACAAATTCACCCTCTTCTCTTTCAATCCACACATTAGCAGTGTCAGATATTTTTGAAATTTCACTGGCGTATTTTTTCAAAGCCTTAATACCACCAACATCGTCAAATTTAAATCCAACGGGCGTATCACCATCATAATATAAATTTCTATTACTGTTTACCTTTTGATCAGAATCCTCCAATTTATTGTTCAATTTTTCAGTAATCCATTCTTTTACTTTTTGATAAAATTCTGGATAAGAATTACCATACATCATACCAATGGAGTACAATTTCCCAACTTTTGATTCGTTTGGTTTAATTAAAATTCTAGATAGTGGTTTTTGTAATTTTACTTTATCTTCTCCCCCAGCACCTTTAAACAATTCGTCCTTTGTCACAACATAAGCAACCAACGTTCCTTCTGTGATATCAGCGGAAACAAATCTCCTATTGGCACCCTCATTTTTTTTATTTTTGGGATAATTAATCCTTTCCAACCCCAAATCCATACAAGATGTCCAACTTCTATCAGTGGATGCTCCCGCAACATCATAGGGGTGTCTGGAAATGACAATTAAAAATTCCCCATTGGCAGCACGAAGAGGATCATTTTTAAATTCGTGTAATAAAGGTTTTCCGATTACTTTTTTGGTTGTTTTGACTCCATCCTTTCTACTTGTAACTTCAATCTCTCCGTCTTCCTCATACCTTTGTAACAACTTTCCAATTTTTATTGGGTTTTTAAAATCAACATCATATGTGGGGGGTTTTGATTTACTGTCAATCTTTAATGCTACTCCATCAATATAATGTTTCATATTATAAATAACATATCCATTGGGAAGTAAGAATTCTTGAATTTTTAAATATAATGGGTGATTGGCACTCGTAGAATGATCAACGGTTATCGGCATCATTATCCGATTCTTGCCACCAAAGACTTCATCTAAAATTTCATCATATGCTCCCGAATGTTTTTTAGACAATTTATGCTTTCTAGCATCTCCCAAAGAGATAGCTTCCATAATCTTTCGATACTCCCTATCAAATTCCATATGATTATTTAATATCATCCACCTAAATAATAACAATGAGCGATTCTCTGGAATACAACCTGCCTAAAAACGCATATATTAACTTTGATGCGTTATCCCTAAAAGATTTCATCATCCAACGGCTGAATGAGAATCCCAAATTCACGGATCAGAATTACGAGGGGAGCAATTTGGCTTCTTTCATCGATATTATCGCTTACAGCTATCATACCCTGCTTTTCTATCTAAACCAGACGGGATCGGAAGCTCTTTTCTCCCAAACATCTCTCTATGAGAACATGAACAAGATCGTAAATCTTGTGGGATACAATCCTACGGGTAAGCAAACGTCTCTGGTTCCCGTCACTTGCACCGCCAGTTCTTCCCTAGCGGCTGGGAACTACACTCTCCGCAAGTATTCCTATTTCCTTGTCAACAACATCCAATACACTGTCCTGAACGATTTCTCCTTTGAGAAGACCACAAGCGGATCGGAGAAAATCGAATCCATTGAAAACAATCTCATTCTCTATCAGGGAACCGTTCAGGAATATCCGATTTACACGGCGGAAGGCAAGGAATTTGAAACCTTTCCAATTGTGGTTGACAATCTGGTGGATACAAACGATGACCGTTTCATTGCTCATGGCACTCTCGCTGTTTATGTGAAAAAAGCGGGAGATGGAATTTGGTATGAATACGATGAGATTGACAATCTTTTCCTTACTCCCGATTCCGATAGATACTATTCTGCTCGTCTCAATGAGAGCGGACACTATGAACTCAAGTTTGGTAACGATGTGTTTGGTAAAAAATTAGCGGAAGGTGATCAAGTTGCCGTATATTATATATTAAGTGACAATGACAAGGGTGTTATCAGCAAGAATGTAATCAATGGCAACAAATTATTCAATTTAAACACATCTCAATTCGCGGCAATTTATAATGATGTGACTTCCGTTGATCCCTCGTCCATCATTGACCTGACAAACAATGCCACCCTGAATTTCTCCAATACCGCCAATTCCACGGCGATTTCTGATGGGGAGACGGTGGATCAGATTCGTCAGAATGTTCCCAAGTATCTTGGCTCACAGCTTAGACTTGTGACGGAGACAGATTATGACACATATCTCACCAAAAACCTTTCCAATGTGCTTCAATCGGTGGAAGTGGTGAACAACAAGAGGTTCATTGATGAATATATTGATTATTTCTATAGTATCTGCGTTGATCCCAATAAATCCAATAGGGTTATATTGAATCAGGTTAATTTCGCGGATTCCTGCGACTTCAACAACGTGAATATCTTTGTGGTTCCCAAGTTCGTGGTTCAAACAGATGCAGAATATCCATCGTTCCTATCAAACAGCCTGAAAAACCTTATCATCGACTCCACGTTTGATAAGAAGATGCTTAGTCATGAAGTTGTCCCCCGTGATCCGATCTATGTGGCATTTGATATTGGTTATTCGGCTCAGGCGGCGGATAAGGATGTGTATTCCACCTCCAAATTGGAAATCGTTCGCACATCCAATTCCAAGATCAACAAGGAGAACCTGAAAAAGAGAATTATCAACATTATTCTGGATTTCTTCAACCCTCTCAACAATTCTCTGGGTCAAAGGCTTGATCTTTCAGACCTGACATCCACAATTCTTGGATTGGAAGGGGTGGACAAGATCAGAACCCGCAATGGGAATGAGATATTCAATGGAATCTCCTTCATAAGCTGGAATCCGGTCTATGATGGGGTGGATGAAGAGTTCGTAAACCAGACAACCACTCTTCCATTTTTCAAGTTCCCTTATTTTTATAGACCCCAAACCATAGGTGACAGAATCCTAATCACAGACAGCGAATGAGCAGCTTTAGCGATATTCAATTTAGTGTTCTGGATTGGAAGAACGAAAATGTGTTGAGTTCCTATGCTTTGGAACAGACACCACTTCGGTTCGTTCCCGATCTGGAGGATTTCAGCTATGTTCGGGTCTTGTGGGACTTTGGAGATGGAACCATTTCCAGTTCTTTAACAGCAGAGAAGTATTGGGAGAATCCCGGCAAATATGTTGTTAATTTCACTCTTTATGATTGCTATTCCAATGCGGTGATTTCCACAGAATACAAGATCATCCATATTGTGGATTATCTCAAGCACACGTTCACCGTAGATTTCGACAGTCCCCCTTACTATGACAATATATCATGGAAATTGGGACAGATTAGTGATCCCATCACAATCAAAGCATATTATCCCCCCACCATTCCGATCACAAGCCTGTTCTACCGCATAAGTGGAAGCAACAGCGATTACTATTTTGATGAATTGACAAAATTCCGGCATTTGGATAAAACCTATGCTTTCCACGAGAAGATTTACAACAATTACCTCTCAAGCTACCAATATCAAGAGATTGACCGCATTACAACTGATAATACTTCGGTATATGCCAAGATATCGGGAACCAATCTGATCAATGCTACGGAATCTGATAATAATTCATTCTTTGTGGGTGTATCAGGAACCAAGGATATTCATTTCAAAGATGATTCCATCAATCGCATCAATATTGACTTGTTTTTTGATAGAAGTGTGGAATATCTCAATAATCGTAACAATACCAAGATTTCTCTCTCTGCTCTTATCGTGGATAATGATGAAGTGGAAGATTTGTCCATTACCAGCAATGGTCTGGATGGGGAATTCTATGAAATTGATTCGTTCAAAATCGATGGTAAAAAATTCTCCCATGTTGATATTCCATTTGTTTTCAAGATCAAGGATTCAGAGAATTTTAGTGTCAAGAACTTTCCCCTGCTTTCCGCTTCCAATTTCAATGTTCTGGTATTATCGGGGGGAAACATAGTAAATTCTTCTTATTATGAATTGGAAAATGTGGGAGCTTATTATGGTTCGGCTAGGGGTAAGATAAAATTCAACACGAATGATGTTGTTCATTATGTTCAGTTGAGTGCGAGTTTATCTACAACCAATGATCGGGGAAGTTCATATTCCTTATCCGGTATCACCGACTACTTCGATGTGTATCCAAGAAATTACATTTCCATTGAAAAGAAAAACGAGGACTTTGATGCCCAAGAGACATTCAAGGGTCTGAGATTCCAAGAATTCCTCCTTGATAAAAATGTTTTATTCGATGATTTCATGGGATCGGTGTTTGGAACACTAAGTTCTTCCTATGATACACTTGGTAAGAAAATATACGAAAAAATTACTAATTTTGTGGAAAACACCCAAGATGTGGACAGATGCGAAATTTTCTCTTTAATTTCCCAAATGAGAATGACGGGTGTTGACAACGAT